ATAGAAGTTGCGTAGTCAGCCATGGACTCACGCTTCATGAGGCTGTCGCCATCAAGGAAATAGAAGCTGTCAGCAGACACGTCAGCAGCAGCATCAGCAACACCGTCAAACTGGACAGTACCACCGATTAAAAGATTAGAAGAACCAGTAATGACACCGCCGCTAGCGACAATGTTACCACCGTCGGAAACAATGTTTCCTTCCTGTGTAAGGGAGCCACTAAGAGTAGCCTGTCCTAATTGAAATTTATAAGCCATTTATAAAACCCTCCAAAATATGTTTATAGTAAGGCATGATAAGATAAATAAATTCACCCTATCGTCAATAAGTAGTGTTCTGTGTCACTAAGTTTTATTAGCAAATATAGAATTTATCTGAGCCGTTACAATATAACTGGATCGATGCATAAGGTGACTCTAAAATTACCGTATTTGAGCCATCAATAGTCTCACCTACACTTGCACTGATAGTGACATTTTTTGTATTTGCCTCTCCGCCTTCGTCCTTTACAACGTATGTTTGCCCGCTCTGAAGCAAACTAGCACTCGGCAAAGAAACCGCGATAGGACTGGCGTTTGCGGAGGTATCAACGCCAATGTAATAATCTCTTGTTGAGATAGAATAACTTTCTGTTACTCTTGTTCTGTTATAGGATAAGCCAGATCCCATAACCAAAACGGATGAACTAAAAAGCAACTCGCCAGAGCCAGTAAGTCTTAAGTCAGAAGGAGTGCCAATTGCAAATTGTATAGATGTTACCGGACCATCAGGATCTGATCCTGAAACACCTAAAATGCCCGTAAGCCTACTTCCATCGCCAATAAAATAAGAAGCAGAGACGCCAATACTAGCACTAATGTCACCAACTACATTTAAGGTATCGCCATCAAATGTAAGATTGCTTTCGCAAGTGAAGTCGTTAGCATCACCACCTACGTTTGTAACAATGGAATTATTTACCGCATTAGAAACACGAGGTACGTTGATAACATTAGCAGCATCAGAGGTGCTAAGGTTACCAGATACAATTGGTATAATAGTTTGCCCTAGGGCATCTTTTCTAGGAAGGAACTCATTTGGCTGAGCAACGCAACCAGATAGGTTATTATAAGCCATTTATAGTCTCCTAGAATAATTAGAAGACAAACCAATTAGTGCCGTTCGAATACAAACTGATTGCTGGATTAGAACCGGTCAAGATATAATTATTGGAACCATCAAAGGTAACGCCAGCAACTGCACCAGTAATGACAATACTTCCTGTTCCTCTAGGGTAAAATTCATCTTTAATTAGAATAACCTTTCCTGTTTTACCAACAGCACTAGGAACAGACATTGTTACATAATTTGCAATCTGAACGCCTAGAATATAATCACTATTCTGGACACTATAAGGTGTCGTGGTGACTGCCGTATAGTTACCACCAAAACCTCTAACAAAAGTCGTCTCTAATCCAACTGAAGTACTAAGAATATAAGTGGAACTTGACATAACTGACAAACTGCCAGTAAAGATGTGTGTATCGGCATTATCATTACCGAAATTTGTATTACCACTAACATCAATCTCTATTTTATTAGTAGTAATAACATCATAATTGTTTGCCTCAATGGTGCCACTAACAACCAAAGTTCCAGTTAAGTATAAGGTATCTCTGCCTGTGAGATAAGTTAAGTTGACTGAGCCGGTGGAATTGCCTGCACCGGAAGCAGTCATAAACTGAAGCGATCCACTAGGTCCAGATGGAGCACCATCTGCACTGCCAGTGCTAGAGCCAGAGCAATTTATGTAAGCCCAAGCAAATCTAGCCATTTATCCTACTCCAGCAGATCCGGACCAACTAGGACCAATAGAACTAGAAAGTAATCTATTTTCGATATTGGTTAAGCCAGCCATAACAGAAACATTGTCAGAGCCAGAAATCCAAACTTCACTTACTTTAAGTTCTAAAATTTCCGTTCTAGCACCACTACCTGTCAAAGTAAAGTAATTAGAGCCACTTACTCCATTTTCGGAAAAGCCAATACGACAAGTGTCTGCACCCTCATTTGTAACGTAAAGCCATCGTGTTACATTTGGGAATTCAACTTTTGTAGCAGTAGAGGCATCGATGTTACCACTAGCAAATGGTTTTCCGCTGACCTGATAAGCACCAACATGATTGACACCTACTCCTGTTTTCCACGAGATTGCACTCATTATAAAACCTCCGAAATTCTATATCACTTATAAATAGTTAGTTTCTGTTTCTATTACGCTTTTGTCGCTTCTTTTCTTCTCGGAGTCTTGTGCGCTGTGCTCTGATGCGTTTATCTTTCTTTGCCTCCGATGGCTTCTTGTGGTATCTTCTTTCACGATACTCTTCAACAATTCTAGTTTTCTTTGTCTTTTTGAGGAATCTACGGATCATTCTCTCTGCATTGTTCTTGCACGATCTTGCATCAACAGAAAAATTGACGCTCTTATTTCTACTCATTTCATTGCCTTCCAAACTTGTGAAGCACCACCAATTAAAGAACTAATATCAACACCTGCATCATTAGGGTCACCTAAATCAACAGTTCCTGGCTTTGGACCAGAAGAAGTTGCTTCTCTATTAGTTAGTGGCTCTGTACCTTCAAACAAATTAACTCCATTATAAGCATCCTTTCCAATTGAATCCATCAATTTTTTGCGGTGCTGTCTAAGTTGCTCGTTTGTTTTTTGAACTTGCTTTTTCATCTGCAAGTCTTCATTAAATAGGGCGTCAGATGTTTTTTGATTACTTTCAACAATAACATTTGCATTCATACCCTGAGCAACCTCAGAGACAATGTTGGTTAACAGACCACTCTCTAAAAGAACTTCATGAATACATTCTTTTACGACTGGCTTAATTATGCTTTTAATTCGTTTTTTTTCATTTTACACCTTCATCATCAAGTACTTCATTAAGAAGGCGATTGATGCGATCTGCTTTTGTAAATACTTTGTTTGTGTAATCTTTGGCTTCTTTCATCATAAAAGCGCCAGGAGTAGAAGGCTCAGAAACAAAGTCAAAACAAATTAACTGAAAGTCATCCTCGACCATCGTGCGACCTGCGGACTCTGAAACAGAACCCATACCGCGAGAAGAAATACCAAGAGTCACACCGGACTCAACAAGGGAACGAAGAATCTTGCCAGACGGTGTATCAAGTACGCGGGCTTTACCCATAACAGACTTACCATCCCACCAAACATCTGTAATCATGTGTGAGGCATTCTTAAGATTGATAACAGAATCCTCTGGGTGATCTAACTCACCAAGTGCTCTGTTTTCTTTTACTAACTTCTCATAGTTCTTCATTTCTCTCATCAATACGCGATGAGGATAAACGCGACCATTTCCATTCTGAACATCAGCCTCTTGGAGTTTACCAGAAAGGATCATGCCGCCATCAGCAACAAAACGCTTCTCATCCTCGGTAAGAAGATCTTTACAAACTCCTCCCTCACATAAAGCATAAAATTCTCTTAATAATTTCTGACTCATCTCTTTCCCTTTAAAAAATTAAGCGGGCGCAACCCGCTCGCCTATGCAGCCTTTCTTACAAAGTCTGACTGGCTGAAGCATCCACTTGCGTGTCCAAAACTCACTCATTGTTCTTCTCCTTGTTTAATTCGGTCTTCAATTGCAGTATTTATTCTAGCACCAATTGAATCTCCAAAAACCTTCTTAAGTGCTTTTAATCTTTCTGCAGGAACAACTTGCTCAGTAGAAAGAATATCCAATAAGACTTCAGAGTACTCCTCTTCTGTCATCTTAGAACCAACACTAGTTGCTTTTGTGATTTGCTTTTGTCTAGTTGTTGGTGGCTCTTGCTCAGAAAGTTTTAACTCTTCAAGGATGATCTGCTTTAATCTACTCTTCGTGATCTTCATTTCCAATCCTCATATTCAGTGCAATTTGAATTCCATCATCGCTGAACATCATATTCAAAATATATGATGTTCCAGAGGACAAAGACCCCATAATGACAAAATTAAACAAACTTACGTCAAAACTAAATAGTTCTGTTAGCGGAGAAAGTAAAACTAAAAACCAACCAACATGAAAACCCATACACATCGGACAATGAAAAAGTTTGCCATAACCCTTGAATCTTTCTTTTGCTGGTCTAAATCTTTTTATTAGTGGC